TCCGATGCCACGTTTTACACCTGGCGTAAGAAGTATGGCGGTATGGAGGTGCCTGAAGTTAAGCGCCTGAAGTCGCTTGAGGAAGAGAACACCAGACTCAAGAAGCTGCTTGCCGAAGCCATGCTGGATAAAGAGGCGCTTCAGGTGGCTCTTGGGCGAAAGTACTGACGACAGACCAGAAGCGGGAAGCCGTGATGTTGATGTGTGATGCGACCGGTCTGTCGCAACGTCGTGCCTGCAGGCTTACAGGTTTATCCCTGTCGACCTGCCGCTATGAGGCTCACCGTCCGGCTGCTGATGCGCATTTATCAGGGCGCATCACTGAGCTGGCACTGGAGCGCAGGCGTTTTGGCTACCGTCGTATTTGGCAGTTGCTGCGCCGTGAAGGGCTTCATGTTAATCATAAGCGCGTGTACCGGCTTTATCACCTCAGTGGCCTGGGCGTAAAACGCAGAAGACGTCGTAAAGGGCTGGCAACAGAACGTCTGCCGCTGCTCCGTCCGGCGGCGCCCAATCTGACCTGGTCGATGGATTTCGTCATGGACGCACTTTCCACCGGTCGCAGGATCAAGTGTCTTACCTGCGTCGATGATTTCACAAAGGAATGCCTGACGGTCACTGTTGCCTTTGGGATTTCAGGCGTTCAGGTCACGCGTATTCTGGACAGCATTGCACTGTTTCGAGGCTATCCGGCGACGATAAGAACTGACCAGGGGCCGGAGTTCACTTGCCGTGCACTGGATCAATGGGCCTTTGAGCATGGTGTTGAGTTGCGCTTAATCCAGCCGGGCAAGCCAACGCAGAACGGATTTATTGAGAGCTTTAACGGACGATTTCGCGATGAATGTTTGAATGAGCACTGGTTCAGCGATATCGTTCATGCCAGGAAAATTATTAATGACTGGCGGCAGGATTATAACGAATGCCGCCCGCACTCCACGCTGAATTATCAGACACCGTCTGAATTTGCAGCGGGCTGGAGAAAGGGTCATTCTGAGAATGAAGATTCCGACGTTACTAACTGAGTGTTGTATCTAATCGTGGGGGCAGGTCATTCCAGTTGCAGTACGCCGTGCTCTTCTGAAGATGAATAGGCGACCAGACCCGTGTATTCCGGGATAACCTCGCCATCATCGGCTTCAAAAGCCGGAATTGTTGCGTGGGCGATCGTATACGCCGCTTGACCTTCTGATTCTGCAAACTCAGCGAGCGATTTAATTTGTTCAGTTGTAAGCACTATCGGAGTCATTTTTTATCCTCAGTCCATATAGAAATCGTCATTAAGTCGACGACGGTTAGCGCTGCTGGCGTTGTGCGGGCAGGCGTTGGAATTGTGACCGGTGGCACCGCAGTAGCTACAGCGCAGATTCACCCGGCGAGCGTTGCCACTCCATGTATGCGGGCAATTTTCACGGGTGTGTAAACCCGAACCGCAAAAGGTGCATCTCGTGTAGCTCATGGGCTCACCTTCTGGCAGTTCGCCTGCCACGCTTTGTTATGCGCCAGGATGTCGCGCTTCGTCTGGCGGTCCAGCACATCCCAGTCGTGCGCTGTGCCGTAGATGGGTTTAACCCAGTCGCATGCCGTGTCCACTACCTCAACCCTTACGGGTCCAGTTTGTGCGCAGCTCGCGATCAACATCGTCATCAGGCATATGGTTAACAGTCTGCTGTACATTGCTGGCCTCTTTCGTTGCTTCTACCCGGCGTTCGGCTGCTGTGACCGTTGCCGCTGCGTTATCTTCAGTGCGCTGCTGGCCGGCTTTCGCTTCCGCTTTGCTGGTGCCGCGAATATGGCCCAGGCCAAAAGCGCCTGCAATGGCGGAAATCACCAGTGCGGCCAGCCCGATTATCGTTTCGATACCCACATTCACCTCACACCAGAACGGATTTCGCCAGGTTAAACAGCGCGCGGCGTTTATCCAGCCCGTTTCTGCCACCATTGATAAGCAGGGTCACACGCTCAACGTCGCCGGAATGAAGCAGGCAACCGCGAGAGACATAGAACCATGCGGCTGAGCGCGCGGCGTATTCATCCTGTTCAAGCAATTCAGGCTGGGTTACAAGGTCCAGCTTCAGCGCGTGGCCACAGTTGCGATAATTGCTGAGCCCGGTGATTTGCTTCAGGCCGCGACCGCGATATTTCCAGCCATCACCGGAAACCTGATTGCCAAGGTGTTCTTTTCCCCACTCACCGCCATAAACCAGATTGGCGATCGCTTTCTGGTTTGCCGGTTGCGTTGCTGTTCTGCCAAGAGCTGCTGCCTGCTGTTGCGTGATGCGGTGGCTACCGAACGTCGGTACCAGGTTTTCAACCGCGTAATTCAGGTTCTCCACCAGCCGGGTAAATCTGGTGCTTTCATGCCCCATCTGGGCAATAAACATGGCCTGGTCAAGCGGTGCGGTGATGCCGTATTCCTTCATGGCGGCGTCGATATGCGGAAACCAGCGCGCAGCTAATCCGGCGCTGATACCAGCCGCCTTCTGAAATTGTGATTGGTTCATTAGTGCCTCAGACGATCAACCAGCCGCGCCATATTTCCACGAACCTTCAGGATGGCGGCGAAGATAAGAATGTTTGCGACCACCACCAGCCAACTGGAATCACGATAAAGGCCGAAGATGAACTGCAAGGGGATCGCGGCGTAAACCAGCACGGTTATATACGCCAGGACAGAAATAAAGGGGCGATGCCGGGCGCCATGTCGCTGGTAAAACATCAGCACGATAACTATGGCCGCACAGATAAACGCATTAAAGAATGCTGACGGGTCAATTGCCATTTCCCCCTCCCCCGCGTAGCCGCGAGAAAAACTTGAACACGTTGTTCAAATCCTGGTTGTTAAGATAAGTGAGGATTTTTATACACAGGGCAGACAGAATCACTGCGCCCAGTGCATCCAGCGGTTTTTCATAGTGCGAAGCTGCATTTAGCAGTGAGCCAATAAGTCCTGCCCCGAGCACCCCAACGATAAACGACGTCAGGAAATATGCTGCCAGTCGGGCGCGGGACAGGTTTGTGGCTGTCGCGACGTAGAACACCGCACCACCAAACGCCCCGAACACCACACCAAAATCTGTATGAGTAAAGACGCCGTACAGGACTGAACCCAGCAGGCCGCCGCCGAGAACAGCGCCGGTGCCGGTTAATGGATCGGACATTTTGCCCCCTCTTATTGCTGTTGATCCTCTCAGAAGGTTGAGGGGAAACAAAAAAGGCCACCGTGAGGTGGCCTATATATGATTGAAATTTTTGATTTGGTAAGGCTTGATCAGACCGGCAATGCCTTCGGCTTGCCCATGTGATATGTAACAAGGCTGCTTTTGCTGCCATCTTCCCAGACTGTAGAGCTCTCGGTGATCATCAAAATCACCCAGCCTTTAGAAAGGCCCAAATTGACTTGCTCCACATCCTCTACCGTCCGTACTTCCTGAATTTTACTCAACAAGTTTTCATCTGCGCTCATCAACTGACCCTGAGTTAAAAAACACAACATAACAAACGCAATGAAGAAAAACCTTGCTGGAAATAAAAAAACCCGCAACGTGGCGGGCTTTTAGAGGTTAATTATCTACAGGCGCTATACTCCATAATCAGAAGCATACAGGACAGTTTTATGCAAAGTCAACACTAACGTGCAAAAAAGTGTCGCCATTTGTTCCGATCATATTAATAAGTTGTCGCCTTCTCAAACTCTACTGCCGCGTGACGCTCCCCCTGGCGCAGCGTGTCCACCAGCATTTCATAAAAGGGTTTCCAGTTGCGTGACCATGAGGACTGATGGAGGTCCGGGAGACGCTTCAGAATGGCACGGTGTACCGTCGCCGAGGAGATAGCAGAGAAGCCATTACCAGAGCAACGTTCACACGTTTTGAAAACCGGTGCGCCACGTTCTTTGGTCGCTTTGCGATCCAGCACTTCACCTTTACCGCCGCACCTGCACCGGGCGCTGATCGTTCCCTTGCCTTCGCAAACATCACAGACCGCCGGTACAACCTCTGTTACCTCCGTCCACTGCTCCCAGTCAGATGGTCGAACAGCACGAGAGCGGCAGGCCCAGTATGGCGCTTTACCCCATGGGTAAGAAACTTTGCGGGTAATCTGCTCGCGGGTTGTTCGCCCGGTACCGCAACAGCTGTGACACGTCGCGCTGGTGGCGGCCGAACGGGAGTAATCAGCAAAGGCAAACTGCGCCAGCATCTGCATGCACCATCCGAACTGCCCACCAGCTGCTTTGCGAACATTCTTCGGTGCGACATCCATCGCATATCGCGCCAGCGCCTGAACTGCGAGCTGTTCATCCGTTTTGCTGATTCCCGCTTTACCGAAGAACGCCGCCAGGCCGAAGCGCGCACGGCTGCTGGTGGTACCAATCGCCGCCATTACGTCTGTTCCTGTAAGGCGGTCCGGAGAAGTTCCCTTCACGTCGTCGCTGATCTGCATTCCCTGAGGGCTAAAGTGTTTTAGTGATGCTTCAAGTTCCATATCTCAAACCCTCGTTACGTTGCTGGCTTCCCACTCGAGATCAAGCTCGCTTTGCGGCTTACCGACCAGGTAGTTAAATGGTTTTTTCTCGCCTTCCAGGAACTGGTGAGAGCGAGAGTCGAAATTAGCTCCGATGTCACCGATCCACCCTTCCCCTTCTCGTTGCTTCAACAAACGAATCATTGAAGCGGGGAGATTGATCGCGGCCTGTTCGTCTTTGTCGAGGCTCTCATAACCCATACGATCCGCTTTTCTCTGCGCCAGCTCACGGGGAATGTTGCGCCAGACGGCCATAACGTTGTCGGGCATGTCGGTTAAGGCGCCAGTGCCTTTTACGTCCATCTTTCCGGTTGGAGCGGAGTCGTTTGTTTTTCTGGCGTGGGTAACCAGCAGGACGTGACAGTTATGCTCGTTCTTGAAGTCGCACAGCGTATCGATGAAGTCCTTCTGACCTGTGTAGTCTTCTTCGTCTAAGCCACATTTAGCCAGGTTATCTATGACGAACAGCTCAATGCCATAGCGGCGCCGGGCATAGGCAAAAATCTCAAGAAGCCGGTCTGCTTTGGCCGTTCCGGTAAGTTTGAATACCCAAAGGCGGTCAGAAAACCATTCGTTGGTCATAATGATTTCTTCACGTTTCGGTGAGGAAGTGCAGATGGTTTGCCGCGTGAGTCGGGCAAGCATTTTGCCTGGTTTAAGCTCCAGAGAAGCAATACACGTCCTGACGCCCTGACTCATCGCATCAATCGCGATATGTCCAACGAGCTCTGTTTTTCCATGTCCATTCACACCATTGACGAGGGTCAGTTCACCGGCACGGAACTTAAAGTTGTTGTTCAGCGAAGCCCATGGGCTTGTAAACAGACCGGTATCCCGATGTTCGAATGCCTCGATAGTTTCCTGAAGCAAGTCCCCTGCTGAGCAAAGCTCATCGGGATCGAAGAATTTGGCGCGCTCCATGTATTCCAGAATGGAGTCGCTGTCCATGCCGTTCATCAGGCAATCGTTGATATCTTTGTGGGGAAGTTCAACCATGCGGCAACGATGTTCCCCAAGACGTCTGGCGATTTCTTTTGCAGCTTCACGGCCTACATCGTCGTTGTCCAGGCACAGCCAAATTTCCTGGAAGCGATCGAGGTTATGGTATTCATATTCAATCCACTGCTGTTTGGCACCCTTACCGCCGCCAAAGGGAACAGACAGGGCATCATAGCCAAGCTGCGTGAAGGTCATGCAGTCAATCTCCCCCTCGCACAGCACTACCAGGCGGGTATTTTTATCCAGCGCCTGCCAGCCAAACAGGCATGGTTCACAATCAGCTTCAGCCATAATTAGCTTTTTGCCGTTTGGCCGTTCGGTACCGATACGTTTTACCTGAAGCAGTTCGCCGTTCCGGATATACGGAAATGCCACGGCAGGCACCTCTCGGTTTTCGTCGTGGTACCAGACCACCGCATCTGTCACTTTAAAACGATCGGCCGTTTCACGGGTAATGCCACGTGAAGCAAGATAGTCGTAGCATTTGCTGGCCGATTTAACGCCCTTCTTCGTCGGGCGAGAGAACGTTTTTTTCTTCGCTTCGAAGTGGTGATCGTCATCTTTCAGGCCAAGGAACTCTTTCGCCTCTCGCATTGCATCGTGCAGTTGGCAATTACGCACCAGCACCCAGAGATCCAGCAGGTCACCACTGTCTCCGCTGGCAAAGTCAGCCCATGATTTTTTACCGCCGATATTGACCTTGAGGCTTTTGCCTGAGTCACCGTTCGTATTGCCAGCACACCACTCCTTCCCCTCCAGATGTCCTTTCGGAAGGAGAAACTTAGCGACGCGTTCAGCGTTATCCCATAGTTTTTCTGATAGTTCAGCTGGGCTCATAACTCACAAACTCCGTAAATCGAATTTAACAAAAAACCATCTCACAAATCCCTCGCACAAAACGCCGTGGTTATATCCGGCCACCAGCACACGCTTGAGGAGTATTTTCATGGGCGATACCCGCCACGGTTCATGCGATCGATCGCTGACTGATTGATAAACACTTCGGCAGAGCCGTCATCAGACTTTGCGTACCACTCGTAGCGGGACTGGTCTTGTCGGGTAGGGACTTTGTTTTCCTGGGTCTCTACCAGCCACGGTTCATCGAAATGTTTATCCGGCCCGAAGAACGTCGCCGCCTGTTTCACGTACTGCGTTCCGGCGCTACCTGTAGCACGGACATAACCTGCATAACGGTTTACACCAGCCAGCATTGCCTCAGTGTTAACACCGTCTTTGATTCGAGCTTTCCAGGCTTTCCAGGCAGCGGCTTTGGAATTTCCACCAGCACGTTTGGGGTACGCCTGCCAAGCCTGCTCGAAATCGTTGGAATAGTTCTCTTTGGAAGAGCAATTTTCAGAAGAGGCTTTGCCACCCACGCCAATATCTTGTGATTCTTGTTTTGAATTTACTTGTGGATCATGTTTTGAATTTACTTGTGGATCTGGGGTCAGATTCTGACGGGTGAAAACGCCATTTTTGTCAGAATCTGACGGGTGAAAACCGCTTGAACGTCCAGAATCTGACGGTTCAGATTTTGAAGGTTCAGAATCTGACGGGTGAAAACTGTTAGCCCTGCGTTGCTGTTTCAGCGCGGCTACCTTGTCCTTCTCAATGCGTGCCAAAGCCTCCAGGCGATCAGCATTCAAATGATAAAGATTGGACGTGTTGCGATTACCTTTACGGCGTGATTCACGGCGCAGCCAACCGGCAGACTCGAGTTCAGCAATGGCGGTTCTGACCGTACTTTCACCCAAACCCAGCTGACGGCAAATAGTTTCAACACTCGGATAGCAGACACCATCATCATTCGAGTAGTCAGCGAGGCGTGCCATAATCACAAGTTTGGCTCCCTTAATGTCATGCGCTGCGCACGCGTCCCAGACGTTACCGAGAATTTTGCTACTCATACAAACTCCTGAACTGGCATGATTGTGTAGCCGCGAGCTGGCTCAAGACGAACTGCAAGCCCGGTATCGAGAGCACCAATTTTTCTCACTTTCAGGAAGCCTGCTCGTTCAAGGGCCTTGATCTCCTTAAACATTGCCTGCTTTGAGCAGCAACAGAATTCAGCCATGACCTGATGATCGATAACTCGCTCCCCCTCTCCATCCATAGATCCGCCCATCAAAATGCGAAGCATGACCAACCGCTGAAGTGGGTTATCGAATGTATATTTACGTACGAAGTCAGAGTGATTCATTATTCCTCCAGCATGCCGTGACATGTCACACCTCATTGCCCGGGTGAGGGAATAATTTTGGTTTGTCAGGTCTCAGTTCATGGGCGGGAATCCCAGTAAAGGCCGCAACATCAGGCACATGTTCCACCCCAACAACACCAACCTTTCTCCAGCGAGAGACAGAGGGTTGTTTTACACCTATAGCGCGAGCTAGAGCATTTACTCCTCCAGCAGCATCAATAGCTCTTTCAATTGCTGATTTCATTTTTTTGCTAATCCCGTTCAGTTGCTATCGAAATTATAATAGCAATTGCTATTGGAATGAGCAATAGACTTGTTTATCATGCTTGACTAGAATGTGATAGCGGAGGCTATAAATATGCAAGAGAGAACACTTAAGACGCTAGCTGACAGACTTAACTACGCAATGCATGAGATGGGCATGAGCCAGGGTCAGTTAGCCAAAGCGGCGAATATGGCACAACCAACCATATGGCGAATAACATCTGGAAATGCTAGAGGCACAACTAAAATCGTTGAAATAGCTAATGCCCTGGGTGTTCGTTCGGAGTGGCTATCAAACGGTACTGGACCAATGAGGGGTGACGACCAACAACCCCCCCCACCGATGAATAACAAAAAAGATCCAGCCATCTTCAGAGTTGACGTACTCGACCTTACCGTAAGCGCTGGCCCGGGCATAATTAACAGCGAATTCGTGGAGGTGCTGCGCTCCGTGGAATACTCAGTTGAAGATGCCCGTCAAATGTTTAATGGCCGGAAACAGGAGCAGATACGCATAATCAACGTTCGAGGTGATAGCATGTCTGGAACCATAGAGCCAGGGGACTTACTCTTCGTCGATATCAGCGTTCAGCATTTCGACGGCGACGGTATATACGCGTTCATCTACGATGACACATCGCATGTTAAGCGCTTACAAAAGATGAAAGACAAACTCTTAGTTATCTCTGACAACCACACCTATCTACCATGGGAACCAATCGAGAAGGAAGAGATGAACAAAATTTTCATCTTCGGAAAGGTGATCGGCAGCATGCCGCAGACCTACAGGAAGCATGGGTAAATAATGCAAATGAAAATAAAAACTTACGCATAACAAGCTGATTAGATTATTAACCCGGCCAGTGCGCCGGGTTTTCTATGTGCCCCCACAATAGTAACCACCAGTCAACCAGGCGGGCGACTACCTGATCGGAACTCCTACCCTCTTGCTCTCTGCGAGTATCTCGCCCTTTCACAGTCCATTTTATTCTGAAGCTTCGATGCTCCAACTCCCGATATCTCATGTATTGGTAGATCACTGTCTAAAGGACAATTATTTCTACCGTGCTGTTAGAAACACATCAGCAATAGATTTTTTTTATTTTTTATATCAATGACATAAAAATTAATAGCAATTTAAATAGCAATACCTATTGCAAAGGCCAATAGCAAGCTCTATCATCATTCTATCAAATCAACTCAGAGGTGATAGAAAATGTCTCAGAAGATAAAAACATTTAAGGGCTTGTCCATCCATCCTTGTGATGCCTTCAAGAATATGTCCTTGATTGTTGAAGCAGCTAGTTTGTTATCGGCGGTTGATGATGACGAGTATAGAGAAATTAGCGACATTCTTCTCGCGTTTGTCTGCAACTATGCAAACGAGGCCCATAAAAATGAATGGGATAAACTATAATGAAAAATCCAATCGAAATGCTAAATGATATTGCTGCGGAAATCACTGAAAATGCTTCGTTACTGGAGGTTATTTACCGCATAAATGAATTTTCACCGGAAGCCGATAACACAATTGCCTGCCTGATTCGTTCTATGCTAAAGACCAGCCAAACTGCTTACGAGTATGTGGAGCAACTTAGCATCCATGCTGGAGCTGAATGTCAACGGGGACAAAAATTAGAGTCGCTAACAGCGCTAGCTAATCAACTTAACTCTTGGGCTTGTGATATCGGCGATTGTAAGCTTGCCGTTTATAATACAATGGATGATATACCAACAGAATCAAACTCAATTGGGGTTTTAAGTCTCGTCTCCCAAAAACTGGATGAAATGCAGAGCATTATTAGCTCTAAAGCGGACAAGATCGAATTCAATAAGTAACGCTAAACAATAAAACAAATAACACCTTCACTGGTGTGGCTTCCTGCAACCTGAAAACAGGATTAGGTTAAAAATGACATTCATCAAAGATAAATCTGCGTATTTAACAGCACGGCTTTTCTTCGCGACCTATGGTGAGGAATACCGCCATATCTCTAACCTTTTCATGCGCAAAGCTTACGGGGTCTGAATATGCTCAGTAAAGACAGCTCTCTAGAAACCGCAAAAAACACAGCAGATAACCTGTATCAATTAATGGAATTAATTAACTCCAATATTATTGATATGGATATCGAGCAAATAATTTCTCTGACTGGCCTCTGCCTTGACTTGTCGGCTCAGGTTTCAATGTGGATGGATTCGGAGTTTGAACGTCGTGAAAAACAACGTAATTGAAACCTATCGACGCAGAATTTTAAAGGCAGCGTTATTACGCCATCAGCGTAAAACAGGCAGTAACTGCCTTGTTATTAAGCTTAATAAAGGCGGCATTAACACGGTCGAGTTAACAGAGATTCTTCTCGATGGATTATTGAGAAAATTCGAAAGGCTTGCGATCAGTGAGTACGGGAATGTCGAAGGCGTAAAAGCTATCAAGGGAATTTACAGCAGCGCTGTTGATGTTAATGGCAGCGGTGAATTCCTTACGGATAGCTGGAAGGAGTTAATCGACGAGCTCATTTCTGAGCTGGTTGAGTTCGTCAAAAAACAAAAAGTGGAGGCTCCGAAAACGGAGGGTCATGAAATGGGGGGATCTGATGGCACTTACAGCGATACGAATTCCTGAGTGGGTTCACCTCAAAGCGGTACACGTTTTAAGCCAGTTCAGGGCAAGGCGCATTCACCCTTGCCGTATGCACGGCTCCGGGAATTTGAGCCTCAAGGTTAACCACCGCTGGCGGCTACTCTCCCGCGATGGCGGTAAGAACTGGGAAGTAATGTCCCATGAGCGTTATTCAAAAGTTAAGGATCGGAAATGAAAGATAAACGCATCAGCTCAGCCTCAATTGATAGTGCCTTTGCTAAAGATATGCAGCCTGTTTACGTCGTATCACGACACGGCTACTCGCGCCGTTTTCTCAGCAGGAGTGCGGCGATCAGCAATCTTGCTCACTACATGGTGACCAAAACTTTTCACCGCGCCGGCTTGAATACCAACGAACCAGACGAGCCTGTATTCAGCAACGGTGTGCTCGTCAATCGAATGGGCCAGCACACACAGGAATATCTTTTTGCACATGCCCGATGCATGCGGCGTATTCGGCGAATTCTGGAACGCAAGCGCGCAGCACAAAAATGGCTGGCGAAATGGGACGCCATGCACGACCGGTACGTGAAAGAGCAAGCAGAGCTACAGGCCAGCAAACCAGAAGGGATCAGCTGATGGTTGCTTACTTACGTGTTGTTTTATCGGTGGTGATTGTCGCCAGCGTTTATGGGCTGTTCGTTCCGATCCTAATTTCGATGAAGGACACGACGGCAGTTATATCCGGCTTTGCCCTGGCGATTCTGACCCCGCCGTGCATCTACGCCATTTGTAAGGGTCTTGTAGTTACCGTAACGAAGGAAAAAAAATGAAAAAAACAATTATGGCTTCAATTATCGCGCTCTCTGCAATCGGTCTTGTAGGTTGCGATCGAGTCGAACCCGGCAACGTGGGTATTAAGGTTAATAAGTTGGGTGACGACAAAGGTGTCGGCGAAGTGGTAGGCGTGGGCCGCTATTGGACTGGCTGGAACACTGAGGTTTATATCTTCCCTACCTTCAAACAGATGAAGACCTACGACGATGCTTTCAACTTCCAGATGAGTGACGGAACAACTATCGGCTATCACATCGGCGTCGCCTATAAAGTTGATCCGACCAAAGTGACGACGGTCTTCCAGACCTATCGCAAAGGTGTGGACGACATCACCGACACTGATTTGCGCCAAAAGATTGCTGACGCCCTTAATCGTCTCGCAAGCCGCATGAGCACCGATAAGTTCATTGACGGCGGGAAAGCTGAGCTGCTTGAAAACGCTCTGAAAGAGATCCAGTCAGACATGGGGCCGGTAGGAATCCAGGTTATCAGTCTTTCTTACGTCGGCCGTCCCGAGTATCCGCCGACAGTCATCGACAGCATCAACGCAAAAGTCACCGCCAACCAGAAGACCCTGCAACGTGAGCAGGAAGTGAAACAACGAGAAGCTGAAGCCAATATGTTGCGCGCTGAGGCAGATGGCCAGGCGGATGCAAAACTGAAGCTGGCGGAAGCAGAAGCAAAGTCTATCCAGATCCGTGGACAGGCCATGCGGGAGAACCCGGAAGTTCTGCAACTGGAGGCCATCAACAAATGGAATGGCACTCTGCCTCAGTACATGACCAGTGGCGCAAGTACTCCATTTATTCAGGTTAAATAATCCACCTGCCCGGCTGAATGCCGGGCTATCTGAGGGATAATCATGAGCGAAGTTGTTCTTCTGGTACCTAATGACTGGGTTAGCGAAAAGGTTCTGATTGCGGTTACCGGGCTCAAGCCCGGAACCATCCTCCGGGCCAGAAAAGAATGCTGGATGGTTGGGCGGGAATATGTGCACGTTTCACCGGACGGAAATCCGAAACCTTCCAGCGAGTGCATGTACAACCGTAAAGCGGTCGATGCGTGGGTGGCCTCAATGAAAAACAAACAGCCTGGGTGATCTGAGGCCATGAAAAAGGTAATCTCATATCGCTCTTGGGCGTCTGGAGGAATCAATGGATAAAGTTACATATCCAACAGGCGTCGAAAATCACGGTGGCACATTGCGCATCTGGTTTAATTTCAAAGGTAAGCGTGTCAGGGAGAGCCTCGGTGTCCCTGACACCGCTAAGAACAGGAAGATCGCCGGGGAACTGCGGACATCGGTATGTTTTGCCATCAGAACAGGCACATTTGAGTACGCGGCACAGTTTCCGGACTCCCCTAACCTCAAGACTTTTGGGGTGGGGAAGAAAGAAATTACAGTGTCAGAGCTTGCCGAAAAGTGGCTGGATCTGAAGAGAATGGAAATCTGTGCGAACGCACTCAACCGTTATGAGTCGGTCACAAGGAATATGGTGCCAAGGATCGGGGGGAATCGGCTGGTGTCGGCGGTGACTAAAGAGGAATTACTGTATATCAGGAAAGATTTACTGATCGGTCACCAGATTCCAATGAAGGGGAAGGTCCCGGCAAAAGGACGAAGTGTTGTCACCGTAAATTATTACATGACAACTATTGCCGGAATGTTTCAGTTTGCCGCAGATCACGGTTACTTAGAGGTGAACCCATTCGACGGGATAAAGCCGCTTAAAAAAGCCAGGGCAGAGCCAGATCCGCTAACTCGTGACGAATTTATTCGCCTGATTGATGCATGCCGGCATCAGCAGACGAAAAACCTGTGGTCACTCGCAGTATACACAGGGGTCCGTCATGGGGAGCTGACCTCCCTGGCCTGGGAGGATATCGATCTTGAAGCTGGAACAATAACAATCAGGCGTAATTATACAAAACTGGGTGAATTCACTCTACCGAAAACTGAGGCCAGTACCAACAGAGTGATACACCTCATTCAGCCTGCGATCAGCGTCCTGAGGAATCAGGCGGAAATGACCAGGCTTGGAAAAAAGCATCAGATCGATGTTCAGCTGCGCGAATACGGCAGAACTGAGAGCCACGAGTGTACATTTGTTTTCAACCCTCAACTGGTCAGAAGATGTCAGCAGGTGGGGATCATCTACAAAGTCGACTCGATAGGTGATTTATGGGACGCAGCGATGAAGCGAGCAGGGATAAGGCACAGGAAAGCATATCAGTCGCGTCACACGTATGCGTGCTGGTCACTGTCAGCTGGCGCTAACCCCAGCTTCATTGCCAGTCAGATGGGCCATGCGAGCGCCCAGATGGTCTTCAACGTATACGGTGCGTGGATGGCAGACAGCAGCAGTGAGCAGATCGCAATGCTGAATCAGAGGCTCGCGGATTTTGCCCCACAGATGCCCCAAAGCATACATAGCAGCGCCAGAGCATTATTGAAATCAGTAAGTTAG